GGTTCTTCACTGGTAATGTATCTGCTGTTGCAGAACGTATGCGTATTGATTCTTCTGGTAAAGTTGGTATAGGTACAAATGATCCTGATCATAACCTACAAGTGGATGGAACAGTTTCAATCAGGCCAAATGGAAGTTTAAATGACCAGCATTATTTTACAACAGGCGGTGTTAATAACCCGCAATACATCATGTATAATTCTGCGGGGACTGCTGTTAATAGGTTCCGCACCGATGACTACTCTTATATTACAGGAGGTAATGTTGGTATAGGCACCACACTTCCTTCTCAAAAACTCCACGTTCAAGGAACCTTAAGATTAACTGGAGCTTTTTATGATTCCAATAACGTCGCTGGAGCTTCAGGTCAAGTTCTTACTTCAACAGGATCTGCTACTGATTGGAAAGATTTAGATGAGATAAGTGGGGTTACTGCTTCAAACCCAACAACCACTAACTACGTTACTAAATGGTCTGATGGAACAAATGAAGTAATAACCGATTCTTTAATTTATGATAATGGAACTAAGGTAAGTATAGGTACAGCAAGCCCTCTAGGTAAATTAGATGTATATAGAGAAAATAGTGGCGCACCGGGTTTAATTGCTAGAGCTAATAAAGATGGTGCGAAGATGAACTTCGCATACACTAATAATAACTCGATGGGGGAGATTGGTACTACATACAATAATAGCACCGGTGCTATGCGTTTATGGATTGGAGGTAACCTTAATTCTAACAGTACAGGTCATGTAGGACCTACGCAACAAGGTACATCAAGCTCCTCTTGGTTTAGTGAATATAATACAAGTAGCGACTACTACCAAATTAACAGAATTGCCGCAGGTGGAGGAACTAGCAGTTCTACATTATTTTATATAACCTCTACTGGTAATGTTGGCATAGGTGGAGTAACTCCTACATTAGGCAAGTTACAAGTTGCTGGTAGAGGGTATTTTGGTCCCGTTGGGACTGGGGATGCAACGACTAAAGCTTTAATGGACACTTACAGTGTTCTTAAGCTAAAACCGCATAATACCAACTCCACCAATATGACTTTTGCACAAGTCAATAATGGTGGTGGTATTGGTATTCAGGTAACAAATGGCACACAAACAGCAGATTGGGATATAGCATTAAATCCTTATGGTGGTAATGTTGGTATAGGCGTAACTGACCCTGATGCCCTGTTAGAAGTTAAGAACTCTGACAGGTTTCAACTTAAAGTCAGTGGTTGGTCTCCAGACGGAGCAGGAGCAAGCGCTGGTGCGATACAAATAGGTGATACAGATGCATATTGTGGCAGAATATACGTAGATAATACTAATACTAAACTTCATATTACCAACACATACAATAACGGCAACGGTGATATAGTGTTCCTTACAAAAACTGCAGGAACGGCTAACAATGTAATGACCCTTAAGGGTAATGGCAATGTTGGTATAGGTATAACAAGTCCGGGTCACGTTTTCACAGTTCGCAAAAGTTCGGGGGCAGTTAACACACCTGTTGCATGGATTCATAATTCTGGAAACTTCGGAAACTACGATGGCACAGTTATTTCGTGTGTGAATGACGGGGCTGACGCAGAAGTTTTGCATGTCAGAACTAACAATACAACATACAGCAATGGTACTAGCTTGATGCTTGTCCGGGGTGACGGCCATGTTGGTATAGGTATAACAAATCCATTTAGAGAATTAGAAATACATGGTACGGGAAATGTTTATGCAAGAATTACAGCTTCTACCGATAATGACTCTGCAGGTTTAGAGCTTAATAATAATGGAAATGAAATATGGGTTCTTAAAGCAGATGACACTGCCAATGATTATTTTAAAATTTCTAATAATGCAGGAACTGCATTTACTATAGATACAAGTAGAAGAGTTGGTATAGGTACAACTACTCCTGCTACAAAATTACATGTTAGCGGAGGTGCTACAGATTTACCAATCATACGTTTACAACGTAATGATACAAGTGTCCAACCAAACAATTTAATCGGCGGTATTGAAAATTATAGTAATGATTTAGACGGAGCATTCATATCATCTTATATAAAGGGATATGCGACTGAGACGTATGGTAGGCAAGGTTATCTAACTTTCGGTACAGCAGGTACTAACTCGACAGATGCAGCAGAAAAAATGCGTATTGCTTCTAATGGTAAGGTTGGTATAGGTACAACAAATCCTGCTGAGAAACTACATGTAAACGGTAACGCAGTTATAGGAGACTCTACTCTACAAAATGCTACTTTAACAATAAGAGCCACAAATACCGCAGGATCTCCCGCAGCTACAGCTAAAATCTTAATGGAGGGCTACGAAGGCCGAGGTATTGGAACTTTTTATACCGACTCCACTTATTCTGGAGAAGAGTGGTTCTGTGGAATGAATTACTCTGGAAATTTCAATAGTTGGAATATTGGTTATGATCAAGCGGGTGGTCAAGCTGAATATCTCGCTAACACCTTATTTCAGCTGCATCATAATGGAAAACTTCAGCTTCATGCTTATGGTGCCGGAACATTTACAGGGACAGCCACTCAAAGGTTAGCAGTAGATGCTAGCGGAAATGTAATTGAAATAGCAGGCGGTATAATAGATGGCAGTGGTACTGAGGATTATGTCGCAAGGTGGACAGATACTGATACACTTGGAATAGGTAAAATTCGAGATGACAATAGCACCGTAGCTATAAATACCGCACCAGACTCTAGTTACATGTTAAAAGTAGCTGGAAATGGTTATTTTTCAGGAACTTTAACCGAAGCTTCAAGTTTAGCAATCAAAGAGAATATTGAGAATTTCACGCCGAGTATAGATAAAATAAATAAAATAAGACCTGTAAAATATAATAAGAAGGGAAGTGATAAAAAAGAAATCGGTTTAATCGCTGAAGAGTTAGAAGAACTATTCCCAGAACTAGTCGAAAAAGATGAAAACGGAAACCCTTCGGGTGTAAATTACAGCAGAGCAGTAACTGTTCTCTTAGGGGGCTTTAAGGAGTTATATAAAGAACTGCAAGAAATTAAAAAAAGGATTTAAATGGCGACATTAATTAGCACAAACGTAACGGGAACATTAGATATTTTAAATAGCAGCAGTAACATAAAGCTGCTTAGGTTAAGTCATCCAACTTCGCCCACAACTGATGGTGGGTTTCTTGGTTTTAATAGCGATGGTACAACTAACAATATGGTTGTTACGTTGGGGGTTCAATATTCGAATAATTATTATAACGTTATAAACATTAAAAGGGATACTCGTAATGTTGGTATAGGTACACCAAGTCCAGCAAACAGACTAACAGTAGCTGGTGATATTGGATATACTGGGTATTTAGGACAAGGCTCTATATATGGAAATACATCAAACGCTTCGTATGCAAGAGTTCAGCTTTACGATCCAGCGACAGGATATACAACGTTTAATAACATTTCTTATGGCTATTATTTTCAAACAGCGAATTCAACAAAAGTAACTATTTTAAATAATGGTAAAGTTGGTATAGGCTCAACAGATCCCCAGCGAACATTAGACTTAAGCGAATCTGGTCAAATTACATTCGGAGACCAAGTCAGTAGCGGATCGAGTGACAACAAACAAGGGATTTACTGGCACAACAGTGACAGCTACGGAATTTTCAGAACGAGTGGGAGCTGGGCAGCTCCGAATTACCAGCAATTAATCCTTAAATGGGCTACTGGTATAATATTAAATCCGGGTGGTGGGACTTACGGAAAATCACATGTTGGAGTTGTGGGCGGAGTATCTATAGGTGACAGTTATTTCACTAGTGAATATGACAATGGTTTAATTGTCCAAGGTAATGTTGGTATAGGAATAACAAATCCCCAAAGATCTCTCACATTGTTTAGAGCTTCAACAACTGTTCTTCAGTTAGTTAATAGTACTACCGGTGTGGGTGATAGTGACGGTTTTCTTTTAACGCAAGGTGGCCTAAACACAACGCTTGAAAACTCAGAAGCTGGGTACATGGCATTCAGAACATCGGCTAATGAAAAAATGCGTATTGATTCTAATGGTAAAGTTGGTATAGGAACAACTACTTCGGGATCAAAATTACATGTTAATGGGGGTTCTAAATACTTCGGAGGTGGGGATTGGACTACTATAGAGAGGGTTACTACAGCTGAAACTCATTATGCTCTTTATGTTCAAACAACTGGAACTAATACAAATCAAGCAATAGCAAAATTTAATTACGGGTGTACTGCTGGAAGTGCAAACACCGGAACAGCCGTTGCTGCAATAGCTAGAGAAAAATCTTATTTTCTTAGTAAGCTTGGTATTGGTACAATTGTTCCAAATAACGATTTAGTCGTTAGTGATGGCGTACAGCCATCATATACTCCTGCTGTAGCTGGAGAATATATAGAAATTGCAAGAACATCAGGCGCTGATGCAGGTTTCTTAATTAATAAAAATACCGGTCAGTGGCTGTTTGGTATTGATAATAGCGATGGAACAAACCCTCCACTAAGGTTTGAGTACAGCGCAGCAGGGTCAGCACATGCAGGGTTCGGTAACGCAACGCTTGGGTTAGCTCTTAAATCTAATGGTAATGTTGGTATAGGTACTGCAAGCCCAGCTTATGGATTAGATAATAAAAAATCATCCATTCGTACTAATTCCCATACAGCAGAAAAAGTTTTTGGTGTTAGTTTCCCTAACTCTACAGCTAATCAAAAAGTTGACATATCTTTCCCTTATCTTAACGGAACTGTGTTTTGGGGGTATTTAGAAGTAACGCTCACTTCTACTTATAGTAACCAGTTAAGTACTGGTAAATTAACTAAAGTATTTTCAGTTGGGTTAAACCAGCCGGGAGGAACTTCAGGAAATTATACTTCACAAATTTATGATAATACAAATTATTATACATCTGTTTATGGAGCAATCTCTAGTCAATGGGGTATAGAAGGAATTAATTTTAACACAACCACTGGTCAATACTACATTACAATAGCCCATAGAGTAAGT